AGACAATAGCAAAGTTACTACTGTAACTGCTGTTCTTGCAGGTAACGCATCATACACTTACGGAGATGCTTGTTCTGTGAACGGATCTGCTGTCTCTGGTGGTATTATGTGGAGCGGAGGTTCTGCACCAACTGCAACTGCTGGTACAGACATCATCACATTCATTATAGTTAAAGACAGTGCTGGCACAGTTAAGGTGTTTGGTTCTGCAACAACCAACTTTAGCTAAAAATGTTTAAAGGAGGTGTGATGTAATGTCACACCTCTTTTTATAAAGGAAACAAATATGCCATTTTCATTTGGGTTCGGTAAAGGAACTGCCGCACTTGGTTCAAATAAATTCTGGAGCCCTAAACATTTATCACTTTCTGTTTGGTTAGATGCTCAAGATGTTGCGAGTGTTGTTTTGACGAGTGGTGTAGTAAGTCAATGGAACGATAAAAGTGGTAACAATAGACACGCAGTACAAAACACCGCAGCAAATCGCCCCACACACAACACATCAACGGTAAAATCAAGTCATATAGTTTTTGATGGCGCTAATGATTCACTAAACATTGCAAGTTGGGGAAATGTTAATCAACCATTTACTCGTGTTATGGTTTTTAATCCAGTTGCGGTAACGCAATATCGCTGGTTGATGCAAAGTTATCCTCCAGGTGCAGGAACTGATCAAGGGGATGCATTTTATACAACAACAGGAATTAGAACACTTGCTGGTGCTCATGGGGCTGATGTTCCGTGTGTGCAAAATACATCTTACATAAGAATTGCTCAAGTAAATGGAAGCTCTTCTAATGTTTATACTGACGGCACCGCTATTGGAACTCACAATGTTGGGGCTAACGTGCAAAATGGTTTAGCTATAGGTTGGGATGGTTCTTCGACTTCGGCGTGTTCTAATGTAAAATTTTTTGAAATTTTAATAATTCCAGGCATTTTGTCGGATTCGGATAGACAAAAATTGGAAGGATACCTTGCGTGGAAATGGGACTTACAAAGCTCCTTGCCAGCGGGTCATCCATACAAATTAGACAGACCATAAACCCAAAGCTATAACACATGAAACACCATCTGTACGACATACTAAAAGATTACACACAGTCTGTCACAGATGGTTTTTCATTTGGTGGCATACTAAAAAGTGTGTTGCTTCTTGTTGCAGCATTTTTAGCACCTATAGCTACCGTTATCTTTGCTGTGATGTTCTTGATATTTGTGGATCTTATCACCGGCATTTTGGCATCTCTGAAAGAAAAGAGTCGCATTACAAGCTCTGCGATGTCGAGAACCATAGCAAAAACATTTGTTTACTGTACAACCATAATAGTAACATACGTTGTGCATAAATACTTACTGGTAGGCTTCGACTTCCCAGTAGAAAGTATTGTGAGTGGTTTCATAGCTCTTACAGAGATGAAATCAATTTTGGAAAACATGGACAGAATTAGTAATCATTCTGTTCTTAAAGATTTAATACTAATATTTTCTAACGAGAGGGAGAGACGGCTGCCACCTAAACCAGTCAAGAAAGACAAAAAGTAGGCATGGCGTATGGCTCTCATCACAAGCACAATTCAAAATGTTGACGTTGCAAAACTCAAACATGAAATTGAAAGTGCTGGCAACTACAAAGTACAAAGCATCACAGTAACGTCTACAGGAGTAGACGTTGTTGTTTTAACACCAACTGGCGCCGAGCTTTCTGAAAGCGAGGTAACTACTCTCAAGACCAGTGTTATTGATGCACACCAAAGTCAACAAAGAAGACGAATACTCGTTACAGATGCACCAGTAAATGTTGATGAGGCAGGCAACCTTGGCTCAATCAATACTGTTGTAGACCAACGAATTTCTGAAATTGTTGATGGTGCGCCAGGGGTTCTCGACACACTCAACGAATTATCACAAGCGTTGGGTGGTGATCCAAATTTTGCAACTACGATTACAACTCAGATTGGAGATATTTCAGACACAACAAGTGCGATTGATATTCGTGTACAAGCCGTTGAGTCTGATGTTGCGACAGTATTATCGTCTATTCAACAAGAAAGTGTTGATAGAGTTGCTGGTGACTTAGACACATTGACAACTGCACAGTCATACACAAACACACAAGTTGATGCGTTAGAAAACACACTAGCTACTGTAGCAACAACTGGTTCGTATAACGACCTTACTAACAAGCCGACAATTTCTACAGCAGGTGCTAGTGGATCGTACACAGATCTCACAAACAAGCCAACAATACCATCGACAATCAATGAGCTATCTGATGTTGCAGTTTTTACTCCAGAAACAAATCAACTTTTAAAATTTAACGGCACACAATGGGTCAATGCACAGAGTTACTTTGGCACTGGTTCGTATAATGACCTTAACGACAAGCCATCACTTGATACTGTAGCAACGACTGGCTCTTATAATGATCTAAATGACAAGCCATCACTTGCTACTGTAGCAACAACTGGTTCATATAACGACCTCACCAATCAACCAACATTACCTTCAGCAATACCTACAGGCATGATTGCTCCATTTGCCGGGGCTGCTGCGCCTGCCGGCTGGTTGATGTGTAATGACCTGCCACACTCGCGAGAAACATATGGCGCACTATTTGCAACTATTGGCGTTTCATATGGTTCTGGTGATGGTTCAACAACATTCAATGTTCCTGATTTAAGGCGGCGTTTTCCTGTTGGTGCTGGAGCTAGTGATACGCTTGGATATACAGAAAGCAACAATAATGTAGGACTTGCATATGCATCACGAAGTTTATCACACAGCCATACGATAAGTCATACACACACAATTCAAGAACACACACACACAGTACCAAGCCATCAACATGCTATAGGCAGCCATACTCATACCGTCAATAGTCATAGTCATACAGTTAATAACCATAGTCATAGTGCTAATACATTGAGAGCTTGTATTGGAGTTGACCTTGGTAGCGCAACTTCTGGTATTAGTTTAGGGCAGGACGGGAATATTAAATGGTACTCACAGTATCGATGGACGGCATCGGGGGTCAGCATAAACGATCCATCATCAATGCAAAATTCAACTATAGTATTTGGAAATACTAGCTGGGAAACGCCTGGCACAAGTTTAGAAACCCCAGGCACCACAGGCCCGTCGGCGGGAAGTGTTACTGGGGGCCTCACTGCGTTTACAACAAACTTGGGGGAGGGGGGAGTCTCTACCAACACACAATCTACTACTAGTTCTGGCACACAGACTCCGCCACATGTAATTGTCAACTACATCATTAAAACATAAGAGATGCAATTATGCCGATAACACAATCATTCATCTGTAGAGAACGTGCTGTTAGAACAAATGCGACGGCATATACGATTGCAAACATTCCTAATCCTAATACTGAGCAAGTGTTTGCTAACGGTGTGCTTCAAAACTTTGGTGCAGACAACGACTACACATTGTCTGGGAAAAACATCACATTCAATAGAAACATTGAATCAGATGAAGTTATTCTCGTCAATTATATCTTAGATGTTTTTGTTGCTCCGCCTGAAGATCCCACTATAACGGGAAAGGGTCTTGAAAGTAGAAAAAATCTTATACACTGGTGCTTGCGCAAACTTGGAGCACCCGTAATTGATATCAACATTGATGAAGACCAAATTGAAGATCGCATTGATGAGGCTCTCTTATACTTCAGAGACTACCATTTTGATGGTGTTGAGCGTGTGTATCTTCGTCATCAAGTCACTGCATCTACTCTTAAACTAGACACACCATTTACTAACGAGATGCAGAAAGGCGCAACAATTATTGGTCAAACATCTGGTGCAGCTGGATATGTGTATGACAAGTATGTTGATGGCACAACAATTCGTTTTAAACATTTAACTACAGCACGTTTTGTTAAAGGTGAAACTGTATCAATTGATAGCACATCAAATACATTTCAGATACAAAACTCAGACGCTGCTGTTACACTTGGTGACGTTGATAATCACTACATTACACTTAGTCAAAAGGTGTTAAGTGTTACGAACATTATTCCACAAGAATCGTCATCCATTGGTGGTAATCTTGGTGGCATGTTTGACTTTCAATACCAGTTTGCATTGAACAACATGTTTAATCTTGCTTCGACAGATCTTGTTACCTATGACATATACAAACAATACACTGCACAGTGGGAGTTTATGTTTAGAGGGGCAAAAGGAATCAGATTCAATAGAAAAACTGATAGAATTGAGCTAGACGTTAAAGACTGGATCGTAGGTCAATGGATTGTTCTTGAGTGTTGGTCTGCACTTGAGCCATCAGTATTCACTGAAATCTACACAGACGAGTTTGTTCGTGAGTATGCATACAGTCTGATCAAACAACAGTGGGGAGCAAACTTAAAGAAGTTTTCTGGCATCTCATTACCTGGCGGCGTTCTTCTTAACGGTCAACAAATCTACGATGAAGCATCAGCTGAACTTGAAAAACTCAGAGAACGCGTTCGTAACGAATTTGAGTTGCCACCTGATTTTTTGATAGGATAATTTGTGGGCAGCAATAAGTATTTCAACCTCTATCATCAGAAACAAGAACAGAGTCTACTCAACGATTTAGTTGAAGAATCTGTTCGCATTCACTCCATTCAGGGCATTTACATTCCGCGCGAGTCTAGTGGTAACGTTGATCCATTGTTTCGTGAAGACATTTTAAGCAAGTTCAATGACTATCACCACGTTGATCTCTACATCAAGAATGTAGAAGCATTTGACGGTGATGGGGACATGTTCAGAAAGTTTGGTCTTGATATCAAAAACCAAATCACATTTTCAATCTCTCGTAAGAGTTTTGCAAAGATCTTTGGTAAAGAAATGTCTCGACCACGTGAGGGAGATCTCATTTACATACCTTTGAGTATTGCAGATGCACTATATGAAATACGTTTTGTTCGTGAAGATAGTGTGTTCTTTAGCTTAGGTGAATTCTACATGTTTGACTTACAGTGCGAGCAAGCCGCATTTGAAGATGAAAACCTTAAAACTGGCATTGAAGAGATTGACACAATCGCAGATGAGTTATCTGAAATGTTCTTACTTAAACTTGATCCAACATCTGGCTCAGGCAGTTTTGAGTATGGTGAAATAATTTATCAGGGCAACTCACTTGAAACTGCTACTGCAAAAGGAACATTCATTTCAGTTCAATTAAATAACACCATCAAGATCAAAGATGTGTATCAAACATTTAAGGTAGAAGATGGTCCAATCAAAAGCACTAAGAGTGCCGCACAGTTTGAATTAGACATAAACTTCGACACAACAGATATTGTTGATGACTTTGGAGCAAAAAACAAAGACTTCATTGTGATTGATTTTACAGAGAACAATCCATTCTCTGAAGAGGAGTAATCATGTTTCAGTCGCCATTCTATCACTTTACAATGCGCAAAGTAGTGGCCAGTTTTGGCTCGATCTTTTCAAATATCTTTATCGTAAAGAGAGACAAAGACGGAAAAGAAGTTGAGCGTTTGAAAATTCCTCTTGCGTACGGACCAGCTGAACGATACATCGTTCGTGGTCAAGAAGATCCTGAACTTAGTAGAAACTATGCAATCAAGTTGCCGCGAATGAGTTTTGAGATCAAAGCACTTGAGTATGACTCGCAGCGAAAACTCAACACACTTCGTAAGAATGTGCAAGCGTTACCTGATGATCCTGCAACTGTTATCAGACAGTATCAAGGTGTGCCATATAAAATGACTGTTGAGTTGTCAATTATTAGCAAGTTCATAGACGATTCAAATCAGATTATCGAACAAATTTTACCGTGGTTCACGCCAGCATATACAGTGACAATTCGTAGCATACCTGGCATGAACTTTCTTGATGACGTAGCAATCACACTCAATGGATTGAACTTACAAGACAACTACGAAGATGACTGGACAAATCGTCGTGATGTTATTTGGACACTTTCATTTGACTTAAAAGTAATGTTCTACGGACCCATTAAGCAAGCGCCTGTCATTCAACGTGCAATACAAGACATCTACGCAGCTAACGGTAGCTTAGACGACGCACAGAATCTTTTAAAACAATCGAGAGCAATACGCACAACGCTTACGCCAAAGCCAGACGATATTACCTATAACGAAGAGTTTGGATATACAGAAGTTACAGAATCTTTCACTGATGGGAAACGACTAAATCCTATTACTGGTGAGGACGAGCCTATCGAATAGTGTAGACATGAGTGTTTGTGTGAATTATGAGTAATGAAAAAGATATTATAACCAAATATGATGTAGAGCAAGAATCGTTCGTTGCAACTGAAGATGATCTCAAATCATTAGTGCAGCATTCAATACCCACTACGATCACAGTGCCAGTTGGAGCAAAAGTTCAACATACGCCAGAGCCACCTCCTGCTGAGTTGCCAGTGCAGTTTGAAAAGAAAGATCTTGTAGAAGCTCCGTCTACAGAGAACGATCTCAACACTGACTATCAGTACATTCGTACAAATCTCTACACAATTACAGAGCGTTCAATTGATGCTCTCAACAATCTTGTGCAGATAGCAGATCAGAGCCAGCATCCACGAGCGTATGAAGTGGTCTCACAACTTGTCAATACGATAGCAAGCGCACAGAAAGACTTGATAGGCATTCACACATCTCGCGCAAAGATTGATGCTCTCAAGAATAAGGGTAGGTCACCTGACGTAGTGAATAATAACTTGTTTGTTGGCAACACTGCACAGCTTGACGACATTATTAAAAACATGAACAAAAAGCCACACGATGACAACGACGAGTGAAGACACAGCACATGCTATAGCGCCCGATGGCGTTCGCAATCATAAGAACAACCCCAACCTCAAGAGCACAGGGGTTCAGTACCTCTTTACAAAAGAGCAGATTGAAGAACGTATCAAGTGTATGCAAGATCCACTGTACTTTATTGAACGGTACATGAAGATTGTACACGTAGATAGAGGACTTGTTCCGTTTGATCTATATGACTTTCAGAAAACACTTCTCAAATCATTCATAGACAATCGCTTTACAATAGCTAAACTTCCACGTCAGGTCGGTAAGTCTACAGTAACAATTTCATACATTCTGTGGACTGTTCTCTTTGGTCCAATGCAGAACATTGCTATTCTTGCGAACAAAGCAAGCACAGCTAGAGACATCTTAGCTAAACTACAGTTAGCGTATGAGCACATACCTCTATGGATGCAGCAAGGTATCGTCTCGTGGAACAAAGGTAGCATTGAACTTGAAAACGGTAGTAAAGTTATCGCAAACGCTACAGCATCTAGCGCAGCACGAGGTAGCACATACAACATCATCTTTCTCGACGAGTTTGCGTTTGTTCCAAAGAACATAGCAGAAGATTTCATCACTTCAGTATACCCTACAGTATCTTCAGGTAAGACGACGAAAGTTATCATGGTATCGACCCCCAATGGAATGAACTTGTTCTACAAGTACTGGACGGATGCTGTCAATGGGCGAAATTTATACAAACCTATCGAAGCCCACTGGAGTGTAGTGCCTGGTCGCGACCAAGAGTGGGCTGACGACCAGATCAAACAGTTGGGTCAAGACAAGTTCGATCAAGAATTTGGATGTTCATTCATCGGCTCTGCTGGAACCCTCATCTCTTCAGCGAAACTATCAGCACTGTCATGGGTACCTCCCGTTGATAGAATTGGAGACTTACACATATACGAAGCGGCAAAACAACAGCATGTATATGTTATGGCAGTGGACACAGCGGAAGGACAGGGATTAGACCACTCAGCGTTTATTGTGGTAGACTGTACAAGTTTACCATACAAAGTTGTAGCAAAATACTACAATAGCAAGATAACGCCTATGTTGTATCCAAACGTGATATACAACGTAGCAGCACAATATAACAATGCTCATGTACTTGTTGAGACAAACAGCATTGGTGGTCAAGTTGTCGAAGTGCTACACAGCGAGCTTGAGTATGAAAACATATTCTCGACTACTAATATGGGTCGAGGGGGTCAAAAGTTGAGTGCAGGTTTTAAGAAGAACGCAAAACTTGGAATTAAGACAACTTCTCAGATTAAAACAATTGGCTGTGCAAATATGAAAGCTATGTTGGAAGCTGATAAGATTCTAGTACAAGACTTTGATATGATATCTGAGCTAACGTCGTTTGTTGCGTCAGGTGGCACGTTCTGTGCTGAACCTGGGTGTCATGATGACTTGACAATGTGTCTCGTTCTATTTTCATGGCTTTCTGCACAATCTCTCTTTAAAGAAATGACAGACACAGATGCTCGAAAACGAATGTTTGATGAGAATATCCAAAATCTTGAAGAGCAGATACTACCTTTTGGATTCATTAATGACGGTGATAACGGCACAGGCTTCTTGGATGACGATGGCACTTTATGGCACACTGTTACAGACGATACCCACGATGAATTTTAGTACAGTGTGATATATAGCGTTACGTTTTTATAAATAATTGATGCAATACGCTTGACTATATCACACATATCAAAAGTGTTGGTATCATTAGTGATATAACATCGATTTAAGACACAAGGAGACACAAGATGGCATTTCAAGTATCACCTGGAGTATTAGTTACTGAGAAAGATCTCACAACTGTAATTCCAGCAGTATCAGTATCCATCGGTGCGTTTGCGGGGTTCTTCAAATGGGGACCTCTCAATGACATCGCACTCGTAAGCACTGAAGATCAATTAGCTAAGAGATTTGGTAAGCCAGATGACGCTACTGCAACATCTTTCTTTACAGCCGCAAACTTTTTAGCATACGGAATTAGACTTAAAATAGTTCGTGTAGCTGATGCAGCTGCAACAAATGCTGACTCTGATGGAGAAGGTATTCGCATCGAAAACGATGACGACTATACGTCAAAAGCTGGCACAATCGCAGCTAAGTTTGTTGCTCGTCACCCAGGAACTCTTGGCAACTCTCTTCGTGTATCTGTTTGTACAAGCGCGGAATCATTCAAGCGTACTATTTCAAGCACTTTTACAGGCACTCGCGGAAGCAAGACAATCACAGTGTCTGGTGATTTGACTGAAGAGATTTCTGTTGGAAGTATTCTTCGCGACAAAGCAACTGGTCAGCAACGTTCGGTTGTAGCAATCAGCGCAGGTGTGAGCACAACATCGATCACTGTTGATCGTGCTCTTGACAAAAACATTAGTGGCAGTCTTGAAGTTAAATGGGAATTTGCAGACTTGTGTGGCTCTGCTCCTGGAACTTCAACCCATGCAACAAACGTTGGTGGTTCTAATGATGAGATGCACGTTGTTGTAGTAGATACAGCTGGTGCGTTCTCTGGGTCTCCTGGAACAGTTCTTGAAAAGCACGTTGCTGTTTCTAAAGCATCTGATGCTAAGAGAGAAGATGCTTCGACAAACTATTATGTTACAGTAATTAACAATGCATCTGAGTTCATTCGCGTTGGTGACCATGTTGCAGAAGCAAGCGACACTTGGGGAACTTCAGCTGTTGGAACTGACTTCGTTGAAATTGAAGCAGACCTTCAAGTACACAACTTGCCACTTTCTGGTGGTGTTGACGGCGAAGTAAGTGCTGGAAGTGATGAGCGTGTTGCTGGATACGACTTGTTTAAAAATGCTGATGCGGTTGACTTATCGTTCGTTATTCTTGGTGAAGCAACACCAGCTCTTGCACAGTATGTCATCAACAACATCTGTGAGACTCGTAAAGATTGCGTTGCGTTTATTTCGCCAGAGCAAGATGACGTTGTTGCCAATCGCAACGGTGAAGTTGAAGCTGTTAAAGCATTCAGAGATGCTGTAAACGTGTCAAGCTCGTATGCAGTTCTCGACAGTGGATGGAAGTATCAATACGACAAGTACAACGACACATTCCGTTGGGTTCCACTCAATGGAGATATTGCTGGACTCTGTGCTCGTACTGATGATATCGCAGATCCTTGGTATTCACCAGCTGGATACAATCGTGGTGGCATCAAGAACGTTATTAAACTTGCTTGGAGCCCAACTAAGTTTGAGCGCGATGAGTTATACATCAACAGCATCAATCCAGTTATCACAACTCCAGGTCAAGGAACTGTTCTCTTTGGGGACAAGACACTGCTTGGACGTCCATCTGCATTTGATCGTTTGAATGTTCGTCGTTTGTTCATCGTTCTTGAAAAAGCAATTGCTTCGGCAGCTCGCTTTACTCTCTTCGAGTTCAATGATGAGTTCACTCGTGAGCAATTCAGAAATCTTGTTGAGCCATATCTTAGAACAGTTAAAGCTCGCCGTGGTATCTACGAATTCAAAGTTGTGTGCGATGCATCAAACAACCCAGCTGAGGTTATTGACCGCAACGATTTTGTTGGAGACATTTACATCAAGCCAGCTAGATCCATTAACACAATTCAGTTGAATTTCGTTGCAGTACGCAGTGGAGTTGAGTTCTCTGAAATTGTTGGAAAGGTATAAATAAATTTTAGCGTATTGTAAGGAGTAGCTACTATGGCATTCAACATTAACAGATTTAAATCTGAACTTACAGGTGGCGGGGCTCGCCCGTCACTCTTTGAGGTTACTTTGAATTTCCCACTAACATTAGGTCTTGCGGCCGGAACCCAGGGTTCTGGTGTGGGAACAACTGATGGACTTGGTGGAGAGTCTCGTAAGTTGACTTTCATGTGTAAAGCAAGCTCGATTCCTGCAAGCACTATTGCACCAATCGAAGTGCCATACTTCGGACGTAAGGTGAAGTTTGCTGGAAACAGAACATTTGCTGAGTGGACAATTACTATCATCAACGATGAAGACTTTTTGATTCGTAAGGGATTTGAAGCATGGCTCGCTGGAATCAACGGTCATGAGACAAACACCAAACTTTTTACGGATGGCGCATCTGGTTCTCTTGGACTTAACGCTGCTGGATACCAACAAACTGGTACAGTTAAGCAGTTTGGTAAGAAGGGCAACGTACTTCGTTCATATCAATTTATTAACGTGTTTCCATCTGAAGTTTCTCCTATCGAACTTAACTGGTCATCGGAAAACGAGATTGAAGAATACACCATAACTCTTCAATATGACTACTGGGTTGCTGATCCAGTTGTTAATGTTGGAGACTTGATTGACATCTAATAAAGTTTTCACTTTTTTAAGATGACTAAATATTAGTAACTCGCCTTCTTTAGAGAAGGCGTTTTACTTTATGGGACTTGAATATGGCATTTGAACTGTTTGGTTGGCAACTAAAGAAATCAAAAGAAGAAGCACAGCAAAAGAAAGCTGAATCATTTGTACTCCCAGAAAACCAAGATGGTGCAGTCAACGTTGAAGGTGTTGCTGGCGCATACGGCGGGTACATCGACTTCGATGCTACAGTAAAGAACGAGTTTGAACTTGTAACTCGATATAGAGAGCTTTCATTACTTCCAGATGTAGACTTTGCAATCGATGATATTGTAAACGAGATGATCGTTCTTGATGGCTCTAGCGAGGCAGTCAAAATTAATCTTGAAAAAGTCAAAGTTTCAAAATCAGTCAAAACAAAAATTCAAGAAGAGTTTAGAAACGTTCTTACACTTCTCGACTGGAACAATCAAGCATATGAAATTGTCAAAAAGTGGTACATTGATGGTCGTTTATACTATCATGTGATACTTGATGAAAACAATACCACAAATGGTATTGCAGAACTTCGCTACATTGATCCACGTCAAATTAGAAAAGTTCGTGAGATTGATCGTAAAGTAGACAACGACACAGGCATCGAGTTAGTGAACGTTAAAGACGAGTATTTTACATACAATGCTCGCGGCATGCAATTCATGTCAAACACTCCAAACTCATATAGTCCAACTGCAACGATTGCAGGAATCAAAATTCATTCAGACTCCATTTGCTACACACACTCTGGTATTGTAGACAAGTATTCAGCATCTATTCTTTCACATCTTCACAAAGGAATTAAGCCAATTAATCAGCTCAAGATGATGGAAGATGCTCTCGTCATCTATCGTATTGCTCGTGCACCTGAGAGAAGAATTTTCTACGTTGACGTTGGTAACTTGCCAAAGACAAAAGCTGACGAATACCTTCGTAGTGTAATGAATCGTTATCGCAATAAGCTCCAGTACAACATTGAGACTGGTGAAATGAAAGATGATAAACGATTCTTATCAATGCTTGAAGACTACTGGCTTCCTCGTCGTGAAGGTTCTCAGGGAACTTCTATTGAGACTCTTCCTGGTGGAGAGAATCTTGGTGAGATGCAAGACGTAGAATATTTTCAGAAGAAAGTGTATAGGGCACTCAATGTACCACTTTCAAGACTTGATTCTGGTGCAGGGTTTCAACTTGGTAAAGCAGCCGAGATCAACCGGGATGAAGTAAAGTTTGCTAAATTCATTCATCGTATTCGTATTCGTTTTA